ATACGCATCATGGCATGGCTACGACAGCCAGTCTCCATTAGGGGGTCCAACAAATCGGGAGTCTCTAGAGAAAGAATTAGGCAGTGTCTACCATGCTATGATGCGTATGTGGAGTGCTGGGGACATTGACGAGGATGAGATTTATCGCCATGAATGTGATAAATCGAATAGCATACGACAGTACCTGCACCATCAATACGGCCCAGAGGAAGACGACGAATAGTCTTTCGGGGATGTTCCCGCTGAATCTGAATAACTAGGCCCGATTACTACCTAGTAATCGGGCCTAGTTATTCCCCAAAGCTCTTCCCAGCACCCCCATCCACCCTAAACCCTCTCTAGAATCTTCCTCAAGTCTGGGCCAATCCGGGCCTCGAAATGATATAATTCATCATCGGTTGCGAAATTGCACCGACAACCCGAGAAAGGAACCCACGATGACTAACAACAACACTCTCGAATCAGCAACTTCCCATGAGGAAATCCTCACGGACGAAACTTTCGACGATCTTCCAGTTTCCGAGAAAACCCCCCTCGCATACCCTCATGCAAGTCTTGACGACTTCCTGAAAGAAGTTTACATGCCCGAACCTTCGGCCCCTGCTGACGACCTAGCGAATCTCAACTCCTTGCTTGCCGAAAGTCTCGCACAAGTAGAAGAGTCCCGACAAGTCCGAGCAACTCGCAAGGCCCTACACGAGAATCGCCAGAACCTCACTGTCGAGCAGAAGCAGGCATTGCGTTTGCAAATCGCCTTGCACGAACTCAAGCACGAATGGACAGCAGAAGCCGAAGTCGTCTCTTTTCGTATCCAAGAATGCTCTTGCTGCCGAAGCCAATCTTCGATATTCGAAGGATTTTTCCAGCGCCAATCTCATCGTTCTTCGAAGATATCTCGCTGGGTTGCACAAACCAATGCGCCACTGGATGGGAGCACTCTCCAGCGGGAGGTGAAACTCGAACGGGAAGAAGTCCCCGTTTGCATTGCTTGCATTCAAAACTTGGGGTATTCATTATGACGCAATCGACAGTCAAAACCACGGTCTATCTTATTCGTGCTGGGGGGGATTTCCAAATCATAGCCTACAAGCCATACGATCAGAAAATAATTGCGTCAATGGGAATTGAGATGCAAGTCCCTGCGGATTGCGACCCCATTGCAGAGGAACTGACCAGCATTGCAAAGGAAAGGGATGATCTCGCTTCTTTCATTAAATTCAAGGAAGAAGCATTGGACTCTCGACTACGTAGCATACTTCAATCCAAAGGAAACTCTCATGGCACTACGACCGCTCAGGAGTAAGTCCCCGATAACCTCTATCTTGAATCCCCGGTTCCCCTATGTTCCGGCCTCGCAAACGGATGTAGCTGCGACGTTTGCGAGGGTTCGTAAGCAGCAAATGGGGGCTGGGAAGCTCCAAACGGAAACACTAACTATTGTGAAGAGGGTGAAATGAGTGAAACGAAAATTAGCGAAGCTATGCTAAAGGATTTGATTGCACTAGCGAAGGAGGAAATTCCTGCTGACCAGTCAGGGGATGAGGAGTTTATCCCTGAAGATTGGTCCGGCGGAAATTACGACGACTGCTTTGATATGGGAGAACACACTGGAAGGATACTTCTTGCACGCTGTATACTTGACGCTCTTGAAATTGACTACGGCAAGAAAGGAATAGCATGAAACCATTCGACCTAGAAGCTTTCCGCAACGGGGATATAGCACTGACGCGTGACGGTGGAGAAGTGAAGTTCGTAGCTGAATGCTCGGAAAAGGAATTCCCAAGGCTCCGCGAAAGTCACCGTCTGGTGTATGCAACCGAGTACGGGATAGTCACCACTCGGACGGCAGGCACTCGATATCCCGACAGGACCCACCCCAATGATCTCGTGGGCATGAAGCCGAAGGAAGTTACCTATTGGGTGAATGTCTTTAAGAATAATCAGGGAGTAATTTGCTCGTCCCACTTCCCGTACACGTCAAAAGCATTCGCGGAGGAGGCTTTTGAGCAGCTTTCGGAGGACGAGAAGCTGGCGTCCGCTGTCCCCTTAACCATCACCCTTTAGGAGTCTTCCCCATGCCCATTCCACAATCTTTAGGAGAAGACTTTCTAATGTACATTGCATTTTTCGGTCTTGGAGTATGCTTTTGCAGCATCTATCACGACATCACAACGATCCGAAAACTGGAGCGAGAAGCAAAAGAAGCCCACGAGGCGATGATAGACTGGGATGCGGCGTATGCCGCGAAATACCCGCAGGCCACCCCTCTGCCGAAGCTTCTTTCACCAGAGGAAATCGAGCAACGCTATCCATCGGTGGATGCGTCTCCCGCAGGAAGCTATCCATTGCAATCTCCCCGAAACTCAACAACTGAAAAGGACCCTGACCCCAATGGCACGCACGAAATCTCCTGAAGGAAGTAACAGCCTTCACACATACATCCCCGACGATCTCTGGCTAGCACTTCAGCTTGAATTGCATTCTGAGGTTGAAGGGAGAATTCCCCAAGGGGCGATCCAGCGACTTGTATGCCAAGCACTTCGCAAGGAACTGGAACTTAGAAAATCTCAACGGCAAGAAAGGATTGAACATGGAACTGGCACAATTTGACTTGGAAGCATTTAGGCGGGGGAGGGTAGCCCTTCTGCGGAACGGAAAGGAAGTTCGTTTTATAAGAGAGATTTGTCAGCCGGAAATCCCTGAAAGATATCGACTTTTTGTAGAAATTTTGGGGGAGACTACAAGCGCATGCACAGTGTATCCGCTGACCCCAGAGGGGAAAATGTGGGACTCCCCCTCCCCTTTTGACATTATCGGCATGGAGCCGGAAAAGCGCATTTACTATTTCAACGTGTATCTGGGCCGGTATAATAACACAGCCTATTGCGGAGGATTGCAGAAAGACAAGGAAACGTGCGTAAAGTTTGCATCGAACGTAAAGCATGGCCGAGAAAATGATCAAGTTCTGGCCATCGCTATCCCCATTGAATGGAATCGTCCTGAGTCAGCATGGAGTCCGCATGAAACCCTTTAATTTGGAAGAATTCAAAGCCGGAAAAATAGCAATTACGAGAAGTGGGCAGGAAGCCAGTTTTATAGCCTATCTCGACCATCCAGACATTCCAGAGGGATATCGACTCTTCGCAAGATTGGTGGATATCCCTCAATTTCACCCGCGACATCCTGACGGGAGCCTCTTCAGGAATAGGAACGATCCGCATGACCTCGTAGGGATGAAGGCAGAAAAGAAAACATCGAGCAATGAGGGGATAGTCCCCAAAATTTCAACCGTTAAGAAAGAAAAAGGAACACAAATGAAACCATTTAACCTCAGTAGCTTCTGCTCTGGAAAACCAGCACTCACGGGGTCAGGGAAGACGGCTCACTTTGTAGCTTATTTTTCCAGAGGCGAATTCCCTGATTTCGAGGAGTACGAACGGCTCGTAGTTCGGCTGGAGGGGGTGGAGGGTAGAGGTCTAGAGGCAATAGAAACCTACAATCCAGAGGGGAAGTACTGCAATGTCGGGGAATATGGAGGAAGAGATTTGATAACAATGAAAGAGCAAGAGGTTACTCAATACCTCAATGTTTTCCTCTCAATGGGTGAGCTATGTTCATTCGGACATCCTACTCAGGAGGCCGCTAAGGGGCAAGCAGAAAGTAGAGACAGACTGGAGGTGAAGTTCCTTCACGTAGCCGTGCCAGTAACTTTTAACCTGTAACAAAGAGAGGAAAGACTCCAAAATGCCGACACTATTTATCACAACTCAAGCGACCCCCTTTGACTTCGATGACTTCTGCGCTGGGAGACCCGCGATCACCAGAAACGGGAGGAAAGCCCACTTTGTAGCATACATCTCATATGAAACTGACCCTGACTATGACGATTATGATCGACTTATCGTCCGTCTGGAAGGGGATCCTTCGGGAGGCTCCGCAGCAACGTATAGTTCCAGTGGCTCTTATTTCGATTCGGGAAAATCCAGCTTCGATTTGGTGGGGATGGAACCGCAAAATGACCGCTATCATGCCGTAAAGCTACTAGCTACCTTCCCTACCCAAAAGGAAGCTGAGGAGGATATCGAAGAAAGGGAACTGAAACACAAAAAGGATGTTTTCCTTTTCACAATTTAACCAAAAGGCTCTCTAATGCAATCCGAAACATTTCCACCAGTTGACGAACAACCAGCTACCCTCCCGGAAGCTTCCCCGGACCCGAAGCCTCTCAACGACCAGCAGCAACTTGCCCTATCCGCTATGATTGAGTTCATCCAAGACGCGGAATTTTCCCCAGACAATTGGTGCTTTGCTCTCAAGGGGTATGCTGGCACAGGCAAGACCTTCCTCATGAAGAAGATTGCCGACATGGCCGCACGAAGTAAAATGACTTTAGCCTTCACAGCCCCGACGAATAAAGCTGCTAAGGTACTGAAAGCCGTTGTCGGAGAAGCTTGCACGATATACTCCCTATTGGGACTGCGCATTGACACGACAGGAGAACTCAAGACAATCGTAGGGGGTGAAAAAACTGACCTCACAGGCTTCGACCTTGTATTTGTAGATGAAAGTTCCATGATAAACGAGAACCTTCGACAAGCCATCTACAAAGCCTCAATGGAATCTGGCTGTAAATTTATCTTCATGGGGGATATTGCGCAGCTTCCTCCTGTGAATGAAGGGGAAAGCCCTGTCTGGAAGCTTGAATGCCCCTCAGCGGAACTCACCAAGGTCATGCGTCACGATAATCAGATTCTGAAGCTCGTAACACAAATCCGGGAGGAGGTTTTCAAGCTCTGCCCAACATTCAATTTCAAATCCGACAATGACGGGACCGAAGGAGTCTGGAAACTTGCGAAGAATGAGTTTGCCCAGAAAATCTACGAACTTGCTGCCCGAGGGAGTTTCGCCGATGGGGCAAAGTTCAAAATCACTGCTTGGCGCAACGTGAAAGTTGCTGAATACAACAACCTCGTTCGCAAGGCAATCTACGGTGCAGATGCCGTTGAGGGATTTTATCTTCCCGGGGATAGAATCATCGCAGCAGCCCCTTGCATGCGGGGGGAAACTACACTCCTTGCAACCGACGAAGAAGCTCTAGTTGAATCAGTCGTGCAGGCTTCGCATCCCACCAATCCAAGCTATCTGTGTTTGGAACTAAAGTGTCGGACAGAGAATAATCAAATCATCCGACTGCAAGTTCTACATCCAAGAAGCCGTCAAGGGTTTGAGAATGATTGTCAGGCACTCGGACATCAAGCCAAGTCCAATCCCAAGCTTTGGAGACGATTCTGGTCCCTAAAAGAAACCTTTCACGAGGTGAAGTATGCTTATGCAATCACGACTCACCGAGCGCAGGGGTCAACCTACGAGAATGTTTTCGTGGACTATCTGGACATCCTAATGAATCGTAATCGCAAGGAGGCATTCCAATCCTTGTATGTGGCTTGCAGCCGCCCAACAACAAGACTTTACTTGGCATAGTTGAATGCTGAGAGGCCCTATGCGATTATAGGGACTCATTACTCATTAATAATAGGGACCAGAAATGACATATCCTACAATGACTCCTGAACTGAGAGAAACCCTTCGCCAGAAAGCCCGAGAAGGCGCCCTGACCCTAGAGGAACAGCGAATGGCGATTGCTGCCCTGAGGGAAGATCGTGTGCGTGCAACAACCGTTAGTGCAAAAAGTCGTGCGACTAAGGCTGAGGCGAAAGCCAAACAAGCCCCAATCGATTGCGCAGACCTATTGAGTCAACTCCAATGAGCGGGAACTTGGTACGGCCAATGTTCCCTCACACGGTGGATTCGACTATCCTGTCCACCTTCAGGTCTTGTCCGCAAAAGTTCTTTCGAACCTATGTGGAACACTGGAAGCCGAAAGCTAAAAGCGTTCATCTTGTCGCTGGGGGAGCCTTTGCATCTGGAATCGAAGCTGCTCGCAATGCCTACTATTCCAGACAAGTCGTCGCAGAAGACGCGGTTGCAATTGGTCTAGGGGCGCTCATTGACCATTACGGAGATTTTGAGGCTCCTTCGGACTCTCCCAAAAGCCTAGATCGTGTAATGGGGGCACTGGAATTCTACTTCGACCGTTACCCACTTGGTGGGGATGGTGCAAATCCGATAACCTTCGCAAACGGGAAGCGGGGAGTGGAATTCAGCTTCGCGGAACCTACCGAATTCAAGCATCCGGTGTCCGGGGATCCAATCCTGTACACGGGGCGAAGCGATATGGTCGCAGAGCGAAGCAACGGGGTGTATGTGTATGACGAAAAAACCACTTCCAGCCTTGGAGTAAGCTGGACTCGTCAATGGGAGATGCGATCCCAATTCACAGGCTACATGTGGAGTCTGCGTCAGCAAGGAATCAAAACCCACGGGGCGGTCGTTCGGGGTGTGAGCATCCTCAAGACAAAATACGACACTCTGGAAGTCCTGACACATCGTAGCGAGTATGAAATCGACCGATGGTATACTCAGCTTCTTGCTGACCTTAAGCGTATGCAGGAATGCTGGGAGTCAGGATATTGGGATTGGAGTTTGGACGGAGCCTGCACCGATTATGGTGGATGCAGCTTGACGCAAGTCTGCAAAAGCCCTCAACCGGAAATCTGGCTTCCAATGAACTTCGAAAAAAGAGTCTGGGACCCACTGGAACGGAAAGAAATGACGGTGGAAGAGTTTGAAGCCTCTTGGGGGCATAAACAAGGTACGGAGGGAGCATCATGCAAGTAAGATTCATAAATGACGGAAAGAGTTATCTTGGGTATCTTCGGCACTATATGACTGCCTACAAGGAGCAGATTCCCGGAGCAGTGATTGAGGGCGGGGAAGGGCGGCTTCTATGGATACCCTTGCATAATATCCAGTCCCTATTCCCAGTTCCTATTATCAGGGAGCGAGCATGACCGAAAGCATACTCCAAGGGACGAATGTCCTTCTCATGGGGCCTTCTGGTACAGGAAAAACCACGTCTTGCGGCACTCTCGCGGATACCGGACTCAAGGTCTTCTATCTCGCACTGGAACCGGGATTGGAATCTCTTGTGGCATACTTCACGGACAAGGGGAAGCCTGTTCCAGATAATCTGTATTGGCACACTGTCCAGCCCAAAAAGGCGAGCTTCAAAGACCTTCAAGCCACAGCGAAGAACATCAATACGCTGAGTCTGGAAAGTCTTGCCAAGCTTGTTGACCCGAATCGCTCGAAGTATGACAGCTTCGATAAGATTCTGACGGCACTTAACAACTTCAAGGATGATCGGACTGGTAAGGAGTTTGGCTGTGCGGATGAATGGGGGACAGACTCCGTGCTTATCATTGATGGGCTGACAGGTCTTTGCCGGGCTGCGATGGAATTGGTTGTTGGTGGGAAGCCCGTCAAATCTATGAGTGACTGGGGGATTGCCCAAGATCAAGTTGAAAAGCTGCTTTTCATGCTGACAAATATTCGATGCCATTTCGTGCTGATTGCCCATGTCGAGCGGGAAGTTGATCAAGTTTTGGGTGGGACGAAGATCATGGTGCAGGGATTGGGGAAAGCCCTCGCTCCGAAACTCCCAGCAATGTTTTCGGATGTTATCTTGGCCGACCGTCAGGGGTCGAAATGGTCATGGGATACGGCAAGCGCAATGGCAGACGTCAAGACTCGGAATCTTCCAATAGCGTCTGGACAAGCCCCGAGCTTCGCAGCGATTATTGCAAAATGGCTGAGCCGGGGAGGGGTTATTTGATGAATGGAGATATTTACGAGAGTGCGCGTCAGTCTCTTAGTATGCCAACTCCGGGAAAAGAACCCCCATACGAGGACTTACGCCAGTTTGCGGAATCTCGGAAAGCAGATCAGACCCCCCCTTCGTCGGGAGTTTATCGAGTTCTAGGCTCTCCTCCGCTGCCACTCCTAAACGTAGCCTTCTCTTCGGAAGAGGGGGCATTGGGAGCTATCTATAAGCTAGTTCCCAGTCTCCGGGCAGGGGATTATGTCGTAGTGCGGGAGTGCGTGAAGGTTACATTTTCAAAAACGGTTTCTCCCGCATAGCTACTTGCAAGCTGGGGACTAGCATCGTATTATGAAGTTACTCGATAACTAGTCCCCATTACTAGAAAATAATAAGGACCTAAAATGAAGGAGAAGCGCGACACTGACAACCACAACACATACACACTATTCGACATCCTTATAGTAATCTTTTTCCTAATCGTACTCTATCTCGAATCTTACCCTGAAAGCTAATTATGACATTCGACGTTCATTCATTTCTCGACGCAGCAGTTTCCGGTGCCAACGATACAAAGATCGTTCCTTGCCCTGCCGGGGAGTTTCGCGCAATCATCACGAAAGTTGAGGCCAGAACATGGGCATCGAAGGACGGTTCGAAGTCCGGCATTGCTCTTGACGTGTCATGGGATATTGAAGACCCCGAAGTTCGGCAGCGCCTTAACCGCACTGAGGTTATCGTTCGCCAAGGTATCATGCTGGACATCACTCCAGACAATCGCATCGACACTGGCGTCGGAAAGAATGTTAGCCTAGGCCGGCTGCGTGAAGCTGTTAACATGAACGATCCTTCTCAGCCATTCTCTTTCAACATGCTGCCGGGGCAAATGGCAGTCGTGACAGTCACTCATCGTCCCGATGACCGTAATCCGGGAGACTCGTTTGCCGAAATCCGTTCGGTAGCTCGTTTGGGCTAATCCCGCCTCCTAGCACTCCTTGGGGCCAAGTTTGCAGTCTCGCAGCTTGGCCCTTTTTCTTTACCGCCAATTTCCCAGTAGAAAGACTTGTATGCCATTCATACACGAATCAGAGATTATTGTCCCATCCGACAGGCAACGGAAGACCTTTGACCCCGACAAACTTGCCGAACTGGCCCTCACGATCACAACCAAGGGATTGATGCACGCAATTGTCTTACGAGAAGGTCGAATCCTCGTTGCAGGGGAGACCAGACTCAAATGCATGCGGGACATTTGGGCTATCGGGGGAAACTTCCAGTATAATGGGGAAATTGTCGAAAAAGGAATGATCCCCTTTACGGACCTTGGCAAGCTCTCCCCTCTCGAAGCCGAAGAGGCCGAATTGGAAGAAAATACTCGCCGGACTGACCTGACTTGGCAGGAGCAATCTTCCGCTATCCAGAAACTCCACAAGCTTCGCACGCTGCAAGCGCAGGCCAAAGGCGAAATCCATACTGTGGCGGATACCTCAGCGGAGCTGACTGGCAGACGTGACGGATCGTACCAGAATAATGTCCGCGAGGCCGTCATTGTTGCCAAGCATCTCGATAACCCGCTTGTCGCAGCGGCCAAGAACCAAAAAGAAGCGATCAAAATTATCAAGCGCGAAGAAGCCAGCGCGAAGTATGTGCAACTTGCTGAAAGCGTAGGCAAGACCTTCTCGGGGAAAGTGCACACTGCCGTCAATGGGGATTGCTTGGCATGGCTGAGAAATGAATGCCAAGCAGATTATTTTGATGTCATCCTGACTGACCCTCCTTACGGCATGGAGGCTCAGAATTTCGGAACCCGCGCCGTCAATACCCCAGCCCATCAATATGACGACAGTCCGCAAGCATGGAAGCTTCTCATGGATCAATGGGCACCCCTGAGTTTCCGGGCCGCAAAATCCCAAGCCCACGCCTATGTCTTCTGCGATATCGACAACTTCCCGTTGCTGAAGGAAGCCATGCGAAAGGCTGGATGGTATGTGTTCCGAACTCCGCTGGTAATTGTCCGCCCCAATGCTTTCCGCACTCCCTTGCCCGATGAAGGCCCGCGTCGCCAGTATGAAATCTGCCTCTACGCGATCAAAGGCCACAAACACACTACAGGAATCCAATCGGATGTTATCACAGCATATGCCGACTCTAATCTCTCTCATGGGGCCCAGAAACCTATCAGTCTGTATGAAAATCTGCTTAGTCGGAGTGTGCGGCCTGGGGATCGTGTCTTGGATTGTTTTAGTGGGACTGGGACTATATTCCCTGCTGCCCACAAGTTTAAGGTTATTGCGACAGGCGTGGAACTCAATCCAGAATACTACGCGATGGGCCTGCAACGCTTGCGGGACTTGGATGCGCCGGGGGGAGTTTCTCCGGGAGAAGCAGCCAAACTTTCGGGAGAACTTGCCGGAATGCTTGCGAGAGGGGGGCAGCGATGACACTCTGCGCAAGGAACTTTGCCAAACGACTGTACCTGACTCGCAAGAGTCGTGGAATTAGCCTGAAAGCTCTCGCTATCAGGGCGCGGGTGCCTGAAGCCGTCATACAGGAAATGGAAGCTGGTAAAGCTGACGGCCTGCCCCGAATTAGGCTGGTCAAGAGATTGTCGGAAATCCTCGGAGTTCATTCGGACTATTTGCTTCTCCGAGACCATAAACAACCTACGGAACTGGAAGGAATGGGAAATGAAAAATAAATGGAATGCTGAAAAATTTCAACGGAGATTGGTAGAAACCAGAACTGAGCAAGGCTTGACTCAATTGGAAGTTGGCAGATATCTCCATACATCTTCGCACACGATAAGTAACTGGGAACAAGGACGAACTTTTCCACGCCCTCATGCACTATACGCATTGTGCGAACTGTATGACATATCAGCGGACTGGCTATTGGGGTTGGAGGGGGACTACTAATGCCCTCCATTCGCCCATTTGGCAGTACCTCCGCACGCATCATGATCGTTGGAGATTTCCCCCATGAAATGGACCTTCGGAATGGCTACCCCTTCGTCGGGGGAGGCGCTTGGGAACTTACGAAAATCTTCCAAGAATCCGGCATGATTCAACCATTGTTTAAGACTCTGGTTTGTCGAGAGAGGCCCTACAAGAATCGAATCGAAGGGTTAATCCCGCAGAAAAAGTCTGAAATCGATTACACCGTGCATGTGCTTTGTGATGCTGGCAATGGACAGTCTCGATTCATGCATCCAGATGTCCTTGAGGGTATCGAACTTCTGAAGCAAGAAATCGCACTTGTCCAGCCCAATGTTGTGCTAGCTCTGGGCAATCTGGCTCTCTGGGCACTCACTGGGCAATGGGGTGTGAAAGACTGGCGATCCTCCATCATGGAAAGCACTTTGATCCCGGGACTGAAGGTCATTCCAAGCTTCTCTCCAGAAGCCCTCATGAAGCAATGGAGTTTGCGGCCTCTGCTCGTTCATGACTGCAAGAGGGTTGTTCGGCAAGCTGGATTCCCTGAGATTCGTCGGACAGAATACAATTTCCAAATCCGTCCTTCTTTCGAGCAAGCCAAGCAATGTTTGATAGAATTATACGAGTCAGCTTGCGATAGATGCGTGAAACTCTCCTTGGATATCGAGACTCGTGCAGGTCATATCTCCTGCATTGCGATTGCATGGAGCGACAAAGATGCGATCTGCATCCCCTTTATGGACGTAATCCGCGGGAACTATTGGTCGTCGGAATTCGAAGAATCCTTTCTCGTCCATCTCCTGTATCAAATCTGCCAACGAGCGACTGTCATCGGGCAAAACTGGAACTACGATGCCCAATTCTTTCTCAAGCATTGGCTCTTCGTTTGCCCTCGTGTCGAAGATACCATGCTCAAGCAACATTCCTGCTTCAGCAATCTTGACAAGAATCTCTCATTCCTATCTTCAATGTATTGCGAAGACCATCTTCATTGGAAAGATGACCGCACCAATTGGACAGAAGGCCCGAAGGGGGAAGGCGAAGAAGCTTATTGGATTTATAATTGCACTGACGCAGTGAGGACTTATGCTATTAACAACGTGCTTGACAATGTTGTGGGTGCTATGGGATTGCAGAAAGTTGCTAGCTTTCAGCAAACCCTTGCTCCAGCTGTTCTGCGAACTATGGACAAGGGTGTGCGGATTGATTCGGTCGAGCGGGGAAGGCTAATTCGAGAAACTGAAGCCGCAATCAAAGAACGTGAGACTTGGTTATTTGACGTGATTGGCGGCCCAATCAACATCAAATCCCCGAAGCAGATGCAGGATTTCTTCTATCGGGAGATGAAACAGCCAGTCGTACTCCAATCTAAAACAAAAACCCCCAGCACTGACGATACCGCCTTGCACACGATAGCCAGTCGGGAGCCTCTGCTGCTTGGAGTGACGCGAAAAATCTCGGAACTTCGTTCTCTTGGAGTATTCCTTTCGACATTCTTGCTAGCCCCAACGGACTCCGATGCCCGAATGCGCACAATGTACGGCATCGCAGGAACTGAAACCTATCGCTTCAACTCCAAGCAGAATGCCTTTGGCACTGGCATGAACTTGCAGAATGTCCCGAAAGGGGGAGAAACCGAAGACGGAGGGCTTACCCTCCCCAATGTCCGCAACATGTTTGTACCAGACCCCGGTCATACCTTCTTCGATATCGACTTGGACTCAGCAGACTTGCGCATAGTGGCGGGGGAATCCGATTGCCAATGGCTCATTGCACAATTTGCGGCTGGTCGAAAGCCCTACGTAGAGATGATGAAGGAATACTATCAAGACCCAAGCATTGACAAGACCCATCGAAGCTACCCCATGTTCAAGGCAGTCTGCCACGCCTCCAATTATCGTGGAACCGCAGCTGGAATCTCTCCCCGCATCGGTCTTGATGTCGCCAAGGTTCAGCAACTCCAAGACTGGTATTTCGGACTATGCCCGGAGATTCGCAAATGGCAGGAAGACATCACAAAGCAGGTCAATGGCCGTCGCTGGATCGAGAATGTTTTGGGCTATCGGATTCATTTCTTCGACCGCATCACAGACAAAACCTTGAATGAAGCTGTGGCTTGGAAGCCCCAGTCCACTGTGGGGTGTTTAATCAATCGAGCCTATCTCAACATTCACAATAACTTGCCAGAAGTCGATATCTTGCTTCAAGTCCATGATTCGCTTGCAGGCCAATATCCGACAAGCAAGCCGGAGATGCTGGAGGCTATTGTGAAAGAGAGTGAAATTGTGCTTCCTTATAATGTTCCGATGATTATTCCGGTGGGCATTAAGTCGAGCGTGAAATCGTGGGGAGAGTGCGACTAGTGGCATGAGAAAAGGGCGGGGCCACCCGTGGAATGGCCCCGCCCCGCTCTCGAATTACCTTTCCCCTTCCCTCACTACCATCCACCACGTGCGACGCGGCCACGGACCCCTATTTCAAGTCCCACTAACCCCTATCTTCTCCAATCCCTGTATGTCGAGGGCGATTGCATGATAGGCAAAAGGGTCGAAATCCTCCAAAAGATTGCCCGGACTCTCTTCGAGCATTATTGCAGGAGTAACTTGCTGCCAAGGCATTAATCTGCCAAGAGTGGCCGGAAGTCCCGGCACTGGATCAATCTCGTTGGCGTAGCTTTCGACCTTGGCGCAATTTGCCAGAATCGTGGCTGCCGAGTCAGGGAAACACGAATTCGGAGATTCGAAGAGGAAAAGGGTTTCGACTGGGATAGAGAATCGCTGCCCAGGAAAGAATTTGCAAGAAGCCCGAGCAAATACCCCTGCCATGTAGGCCGCATGGGCAGCCCCGAGGGAGTGGCCTGCAAAGCTGACTCGATAGGGGGCAGGGACAGAATCAACCAAAATTTTGATAATCGTATTGGTCGCTTCGAGAATCCCCTCCCAGAATCCAGTGTGAACCGTACCCAACTTGGGGATGACGAGAGGGCGACAATCGAGGTCTCTGATCCAGTCGAGTGGATTTTCGGAGCCTGCAAAGCTGAAGGTGTGCAAATCTCCCAGCAACTTGTATCCGAAGGAAATCTTCCCAACGAATCCTACTTGGTCGAAAGTTCCGGGGGCGATGGGCGAATATACGGCTTGGCAAAGCTTGCAAGCTTCCAATGCTGTCAGAGGGGGTTGCGGCTCTGGCGGGAGGGTTTGAGTAAGTGTGGTTTCCATCTTAGCTGCCCCTAGGGGGGCAATTGGAACCTCTGCCGCTGCCTCTGCCCCCCTAGCCCAAATCGTATTACTCATTTGACCGCTCCCGAAATTGGCAGAATCGGTGCTGGAGTCCCCGCTGGCATGCAAGCATCCTTCACGACTGACTGGAATTCTGGATGCCGAAGGACTGCCCCAATCGGCGTAGCGCAAATACCGTCCATCAAGGACTTGATAGTGTTGTCGTCAGCCGCTTCGACGCCTTTCTTTGCGGCTTGTTCGTAGCCAGAATACAATTGCGCTCCGGTCGTGGTGCAGCCGACCAGACAGAAGCTTGCCAGAATCATGCCAAGTGTTTTCATGTTGAGTCCTTTTTGTCTGGGAAAATGATTTTGAGGATTGCCGAAACCGCTGCCCCAGCACTTGCGGCTTGCCCCCAGTCAAGGTTTGCGTACTTACTGCCAAGAAGGGTCAGAAGAAAAGCTACCCCTTGCCATGTGGAAGGCTCCACTATCCGGGCTTCTGCATAGTCGATGAGTTGCTGGAATTTAGTTTGCATGAATTGCTCCTATGAGGAGGTTTCGAGCAATTCGATTCGCCCATCCTCCGAGAAATTCCGGCTTCTTCAGGCTTACATAGTATTCCAGATGATAAGCACAAAATCTCGAAATTACTGGAATTGTCGAGCATGTGCGAGCAGTGCCAATTGTGCCTGCCCCCAGAATCCCATCCTCTGCGATGCCCAAGGCTCGCTGAAGCCATCGAATGGGGTCGCCCCCATTGACCGCGGCATCGAAGATTTGATATGCAATGCCAATTGGAAGCTGATCGCATTGGTGAGCTACCCAGTAGCGGCTTTTGTAGATCATTTGGGCGATTTCGACGGGCATAGCCTGCATTTCCCCTTCGTAGCCGCTGGCGCGTGCAACAGCTTCGGTGATGCCCCACATTGTTTCCCCTCCCGAATCGTCAGGATTGTTGCTGTAGCCCCCTTCAATGCCAAGTAGTGCCGTGAAGGCGCTTTTGAAGTCTGTAACGACTGGGATTGGTGAATTATCCATTTCTAGTCCCTATTACTAGTGAGTAATGAGGCCCTGTTATTAGGGCTTTTTGTGAAAGAGTGCGTGCCGAGTGTCCGAAGCGACTTGCGCCAGCTTACGTTTCTCATCGAGAAGCTTGATTCGTTCTTCGATTGTATGAATCCTGTAGCGTCGAATTTGCACCGCCACGCCAATGCTTACCGCAATCAATCCTACAATCACACTTAGCAGACTGCAAACCTCATGGAGAATGGGCAATCCAGTCGTCAGGCTATTCGTCACTCCGACTGCAATCGATGATATCCCCCCGGCAATCGTCAGCCCCGGATGACTCAGCCATTCCAGCAGCCTCTGATTCAGGTCGAGGTGGGAGATTTGATCTGTAAAGTCGTTCATGATGATATTTCCTGACAAGATTAATGGCCCAAACCAGCAACCAGAGAAAGTAACCCCCCATAAGGAGGCCGCGCAAGAGTCGAATCATGAGGCCCCACGAATAGGAATCTGAGAAAGGTTAAGCAGACAATGGCATGGATAGTCCAATTGTAGAAGTAGGGGGTCAGGCCACGAATGCCGGTAAGGTCTTCCAGGATGTACAAAAGTCCGCCAAGAAGCTGGAATAGAAGCTGGCAGAGTGTGAGATTCACGATGTCTAGGAGGAAATTTGACGGAGAGAACCCTCTGACAAGAATCAGCAAAAGCCCCGCATTCCATGAAGCGCATGCCACATAGTACCAGCCATCAAAAGGGACCAAGGGCAGCGTAAGCTTCGATCCAATTTCTACCCCGACCAGTAGCAAGAAGGCGGAAAACCTCTCCCGCCTTCTTGGACTGCCTTTGGAGGGGTTAATGCCCCGGACCATCGCCGCCGATGGAAACAGACTCCTGACTAACGGCTTCAGGAGACTCTTCCGTGTCTTCGGAGTCTTCCAAAACATCCTCTACTATTTCATCCACTGTTTCGAGAATGTCATCTGGACCATTGACCATATCGAGTGCCTTTGCAAAGTTTTTGGAGATTGTAGTCTAGCGAAAACTTTCTCAAACTGTCAATTGGGCATACTATCGACGGCGACGAGCGATGATCTGCCCAGATACTGCCGCAGTGCCCCCAGTGAAGGCGGCATACGAAACCAAATACACTGTGGTGGAGGTTGATACATTAACTCTCAGCATTGGAGGGGATTGCGATAAAGCTAATGTGGAGGATACCCCAGCTATTTGAGAAAGCGTATAGACTGCACCAAACGTATTTGAAGTTGTGGACAGGCCGGAAGAGAACAGCGTGATCGTCGCTCCCGTGGGGAGGATGTAATTCCCTGCATAAACGTCCCAATCCCCCGCAGTCAAAGACACCGACACAGCATTCATCGCTGTGGCAGAGGTTATAGCTACTGAGGTCGCATTCGCAGTTATCACCTCCCCTACACTTCCCGCAGAAGCATTCCCTGCCGCAGTTGTCCCGACAATATTCGGAGTTGTGATCGTCGGGCTAGTCGCCAGTACATTCAAGCTTGGGGCCATTTGCCAGACATCATTCACCCCATCTTGCTGGATCAGGGTTGCTGCTGAATTGTTGACTCCTTGTGGAATGAAAATCCCTGTTCCGATTGGCGTATTGCTATTTGTCGCCATCCGAATTTGTAAGGTGAATGCCCCAGTTGTGTTATTATTTGTCAGACCTTGGGAACTGGCGGTAAGGTAAGTTCCGACAGGGAGCAAAATCAAGGCATTGGAGGTCAGAGTCCCTGTGAGTGTCAGTGTGTAGAAATGCAGCACATCAACAGGTTGAATTTGAATTGACCCACCTCCGACGCCAGTGTAGCCTGTTCCCCCATAGAGGATTTGAAGAGAAGCTACTCCGCTCCCGGAAAGAGTCATAACCCTGACAACGGCATCCCCATTCCCAGTGGTGCCGATAACATTGAGCAAATCCCCTACAACGTAGCCTGACCCAATCGCAGAAATCGACAATATGGAGGTAATCGCACCTCCTGACGTATTGTAGACAATCTGTGCGCCAGTCCCTACCCCTGCAAAACTATACTGACCTCCGCCACTGGCTCCAAGATTTAGCGGATAAGTGGACTGGGCATGCGTGATGGCAGATTGCACTTGCGCAGTAGTTGCAACTTGGGTATTGTTCAGGTTCGCTGCGGCAGTAGGCGCTGTGGGAATTCCAGCTGCGGAGATTGCAAAAGCATCCGTTGCGCCACCGTTCGTAACGAAGTGAATGCCGTTTGACGTGGTTGTCCCAAGAACCAACTCTCCGCTTGTGGCTGTCAGGTATGTGGCATTCGGAAGACTCAAGCTACCGCTTCCGACAAACCCCGAAGAGTTAATCCCGAAGTCGCCATAATATGAGGTCGATGTCCCCAAATTGTTGGAAACAACAACATCCGCTGACGCCAAAGCCCCTGCATTTGAATTCTGAATAACTTCCTGTACGTAGCTATTAACCGAAGCTGAGTAGCTCTCGACGATATTCGTGTCCGTGTAGGTGAGGTTCCCGTAGGAATAGGCTCCTTGATTGGAAGCTGCTGCAATTGACCCAGTGAGGGTGATCGTCAATGCAGACAGATTGCTATTAAGGACTAGATTCTGCTCGATGAAGGACTTGAACAACGAAGCTGGAATTTGCACCGTGACGCCGGATTGCACGAGCGGCATTAACTCCGGGCCTGTTGGAATTGTTCCTGCTGGAAGTCCTGAAATTGTTGAATCTGCCATTGCGGCTCCTAGTGTAAGATGTAAAAAGTATCCATTTCAGCATCGTATTCTTGCAGAAGCCCCCCTCCATTCTCTTGCAGGAGTTTGAAACTGCTTTGTACGAAACTCAAAGGAGGCTCGGGGCGGCTGAATGGCACGCTTTGGTTGTCCCGGACTCCGCGAAGGTAATCCTGCGGATTGCGGACCTCTTTGTGACGCTTGCAGACATAAAAGTTGTCCCAAGTCTTCATCGTGAGGCTGGCTTTGATCTTGGCCCCACAGAGATCGCAGACAACATTCCAATCCCCGTCTTTGTAATAGTCTGATTGACCCATTAGGAGTACTCCAACCAATTTGAAAGGGTGGCGGTTCCGGCAGTCGTTATTTCATAGGAAGTATTGGGTGGTACGATACCCTGAACTGTCATGAGGGCCGTGGAAGTTCCTCCATTCTGCTCGTAAGCCGCCACAACTCCCCCTATTGTAAGGGCTGTAGCCGCAGAAGGTGCTAGGCTCACCACAACTGACACGAAGATACTGGCTTTCGAGGACGTGTACACTGTGCCGACGACCCTTGTCGGAGTAGAGTATGCCCCAGTGGTCCCTCCAATTGTGTAGGCTCGCACAAACAATCCAAGTTGCGAGAACCATCGTTGCCAGACGCTGGATGAAAATCCCCCATTTTCGACAACTGGCGTCGGAGGTGGGGGAACGGGGCCAAGAATATGTTTTGCCATTTTAGGGCCTTATTACTAGTTAGTAACGGGGACTTAATATTCCCAACTGGAGGCATAGCCCCTAGCTTGAAGCTTGGGAAGCTGCTTTTCCAGCCTCTGCCCAATGTCAAGACGATACATGGGGGAATTCGGAATTTCAAGAGAGTCTATCACGGAGTAGGCTTTCTTGGCTGCTTTGCTGACAGAATCCCCCACTCCACTCGCAACAAGGACTTCGTCCGCAGTCGTCACTAGCATAGCTTCTTCCACGATGCGAGAGCCTCGCAAGACAGGGGCTTTGCCCAGCTTCATGCTGATCGGGTGGATGTTGTATCGATTGGATTCGTCAATCCCCCATACAGGATAATCCTCAGCATCTTTATTGAGGGCTTTGCTGAAGGGGAAATTCGGCATGGCGACAAGAACGCCTACGGCATGCTTTGTCAGTGGCTCGAAGGTGTCTCGACCCTCCAGGAGGTCTTTCATCCAAGTAGCGATCTCGGGGTGCAGAACTTGCTGAATGTTGAAGAGTGGCCAGCCAAATCGGCATGTATGCTCCATCGGACCGGGGGGCAAGCTGGCGTCATCCGGGATGATAACACTCACGTCAATGTATCCGGTGTATCCGGCGCGATGGAGTTGGGCTTCGAGCGGCACAAGAACCTCTTGCGCTAGCATACTTTCCTCCAGAGTGCAATACTTCATTGCGGTCCCCATTTCGCCCGTATTCACCCCCAGTTCCCCATTCATGAGCTTCTTAAATTCGAAGTTTTCGAGAAACCATTTGCTGAAGCCATTGCGACCGAACCAGCCTCCGACAGCCATCTCAATTCCGGGGCAGAATTCCTGCAAAATGAAGCTTTCTTTGAGTTTGGCCTTCTGTTTCCATCGTTCCAGCATGAAAACCATGTCTTCGGGACCCTTGGATACATACGACATTGCTTTGTCAGCGTCGCCATTGGGCTTGCTAACGTAGCGTTTGAGGGTTTTCTGCACATGCAAGCTGGCCTCGTCGTAGTTTTTGAAGACTTCGTAGGGGAGAGTGGGAATACCAGCATTGTCGAAGACTGCTTGGCCGCATTCACGATCCGTTTCCCACTTTGCGGTCTCCATGCCAGCCGAGAAGATCGGATACCCTTCCCGACGGTATTTCTCCAATGCTTGCAGGTATTTGAGGTTCATGCTACAGCAAATGAGGCCATCCTGTGCCCATTTCATGTGGGGTTCCCAAGAGTTTACCTTGGTCAGGAGTCCGTCCCCCATACAAGAGCGCACGCCGGGGCGCTGTTCGGGCATCCAAATCTTGACAGTGTGGCCTTCGGCTTCGCATCGAAGGGCGAAATCAAGGAAGAGGAAATTAGCATCAATGAGGAGGATGTTCAAGCTGGCACCTTTAGAGGGGGATAACTAGTCCTCATTACTAAAAAGTAATAGGGACTAGTTATGATTAATAGTCGAAACACGCGCACGAGGCACCGTCACGTCCACATTGGGAACAGTCGCTTCGGCTGCGCAAAGCCTCGTAGACTCGGCCCGAGGTATGTGCGGAGACCTCCCGGGAGCCGACGGAGGCATCCCCCTCGTTCCGAGCGTCGTCCGTGAACACTCGGAACCCCTTGACAACTCCCCGTTTCGGCGCTATAATAAACCCGGGGTTGCCGAGGATAGCACGACACACCGGGCACGAGGGGTGGGAGCTCGTGGCGATCGCCGTCGAGACCTCCTCGGTTGCGGTGTGCGGTAAGCAGCCATCTGACGTCGTATGTATCATTTCTAGTCCCTATTACTAATTAATAATGGGGACTAGTTATCGTCCCCCTCGTTCATTGTGCTGGCGTCGCTGTCTTCCCAATCGCCCCGCCCGTCGCTGCCCCGCCCTGACTCGCAAGTGTCAGCAGGATGAATCTCTTCAAACGCTCCCCGACACTTGTTCGCTCACCCTCGTCAGCAATCTTCTGCACGAGTGCGACTTGTTGGCGAATCGGAGCAAGTTCAGCCAATGTCATGAGATTACTCGAAACAAGCGCGGGTTGCAAGCGCCCAAAGGCTTTCCCAATCTCATCCGCAGGGGTATTCGCCAGCTTCTTGTTGATCTCCTGCGACAGAATTGGCTTCAGAGAAGGGTCTTTCCCGAGTTGATAAGCTAGCTTTTCGAGATCGCTTGGTGATCCTTTGCCCGTCACCTCCCGATTCAGCACTGACGGTATCATATCCTTCGCTTTGGCGACCTTCTCGGCTTGGTAGGCTGTCCGATACTGGGATTCCAGCCGCCCAAGCCCAATAGTTTGCAAATACTCATTGTAGGCTCCTCGGAGTTTCGCCCGGACATCGCTTGTAATGACATCCTGACCTGCTTTCGCTCCCGAACTTGGACCTGTTTCCAGTTGCTTCCCCCAATCCCTGATTTTTTGATCCACACTTTCCGCGTATCCCGCAAGAACTTTCGGGTCAGAGGTTGGCGCACTCAAGGGTTTGCCGCTGGCACTCACAAGCGCCGTCGCTGGCTTGCCCTTGGCTTGGTCAGCTTTCAGTCCCTTCAGCAAGCTTGAGGCTTCGCCCGGAGAAACTTCTCCAAGCGCAACCTTCGCCTTGAGGTCAGCCTCGAATCGCTGAAATGCTGGCGTCGTGGAGAATGTTTTCCCCTTCTGGACCGCATCCGTGACTCCTTGAAACATCCTTTCGCGGTAGATTGTCGAAGCCATATCGGGGGCATTGACAATTTTCCCAGCTTGTCGGGCTGCGGCAATCGCTGGGTCTTCGACCCCAATTGGCGGCAAACTTGGGTCAGCCTTGCGAGTAAGATCAGCCAATTTCCGACGATTCTCCGATGTCTCCAGTTGATTCACGTAGGCTTCCGGCGTAGGAAGTCGCTTGCCAAACATATCTTCTTGAAGCTTGGAGGCAATCCTGACATCTGCTTCCTTGTCCCTCGTGACGGCATTCTTTGCCGCTAGCATCACTCCGGGCAAGTTCCCCCGAGCGATATTGGCCCCCATTGAAAGGATGTTCTTCGTCTCCCGGAAGGCTAGATTGCTCACGGCTTCCCCGGCTTGCGCCCCTACAAGGCTCGCACCGAGTTCGACCGCATCGGGCCATCCTTCACGCTTGGCGACCGCTTCCACGCCCCCCGTCATCGCACCCGCAGCCGCACCTCCGGCAATCCGTTGCTTGGCCGGGACCATCTCCATCCCCTTCCCAAGCGCCATCGCGGCTTCCCCATACTTCCCGGGAAGAACCTTGCCAGCGGCTTGGAGTGCCCGAGGAGCAATCCCTGATACAATCCCACCACTCAACGCCCCGCCACCAACCTTGCCCATAGCTTCCTCAGCCGAAACTTCCTCTGGTGGCTTAGGCTTGAAATGGTCCGAGATACTGCGCGCAATCATCTCTAAGCCCGATACGTCCGAAGGTTCTGCCCCCGGCTCCCGATGGGCGGGGTCAGTACTCCCCGGAGTCCACGCGGCTTTCGCTTGCGCTGCTTTGATTGCTCCTGCAAGTTGCTTGGCAGAAGCTGTATCCCCTGCCGCGTCCGCTTTTTCTAGTGCAGCCCCGAGTTCGTCAATTGTCGGCATAATCGCTCCCTTTTTCCTTATTTGTATTTATCGAATGCGGCTTGAGCGCCAGCAGAAAGTCCCTGAACCTCCGCCGAAGACGCGGAATTCAACGTATCAGGGATTTGCGCTTTGATCTTATTGAGGGCATCGCTCGCACTTTCGACAGTTTTCTTGCTGATTGGCTGACCTGCCGCGCGTGCAGCATTTGCAATCTCCGTTGGCGAAGGGTATTTGCTCAGACCTTTGATGAGTTCTTGCCGTTTTTGCTCCTCTACGGGGTCTGAAAGGGCTGGCTGATTCTCGATTCGAGTCTTCGCAATCCCCGCAGCATTCGACAATCGGAACAAAGAAGTATATTTCCCATCCCCAGGGACTCCATCAATGAGGTTCTGCATCTCATGGTTCAAGGTTTTGTTCGTGCGACCATTGCCAGCAATGATTTGCCCAAGGTCCGTACCCATGCCAGCTACAGAAACCTTATACATTTGCTGCTCGTCTGTAGACCATCGATTCGCAGAGGATGCTTGCAAGGCACTCATGAAAGAATGCTTGTCGGTGACTTCTGCAAATTGCCCCGAGGTGAGTCCGGCAGACATCTGACCCACAGTGTCGAGTCCGCGAAGGACTTCCGAACCCGCTCCCATCATATTGACAGTTCCACGCTGAACAACTTTGTCGATGTTGGCGTCGCCCAGCATTTTGTATTTGCTGTCAGTGGAGAGACGAGTCCCGTCTTTCCCGGTAGGGTCGAATTCATACTTTTTGCCATTAACTTCAATGACTTGAGGATTCTTTTCAACTTTCGATTCTCGCTCAATCGCCAAACGCTGGGACTCCTGCAAGACGCGCTGTTGGTTGAGCTTGAGTTCGGCAGCTTTGTATTTGTCATTCTGGGCATCCCGCGAAGCAGTCTGGGCCATCGTAAGCTGTTCACTGGCAGACACGGAAGAAATTTGCTTGGTTTTCCAATAGTTTTGGAATTCCTGCGGGGACATTTGCATCATTTTTAGGGCTGGAGTCAGACCTTCTCTCTCCTTTACGAAGTTGAAAGCTTCCTCGGGTGTAGCCGAACCTTGTAGCACAGAACCTGCAAATGCACCCTCGTCTTTCACATTCTTGTCTTTGGTTGCAAGAGCCTTTGCTTGCAAGTCCTCCAGCTTGTTTTGCGAAGTCTGTGCAAGTTGGTCGTAGCGTTCAGCATCTGCAGGACGGCCCGAGAGCTCATAGGCTTGAGCTTTTGCTTGGTAGACCTTGACAGCTTTTTGAGCCATCTGCACGGAATCAGCATCTGGAATTGCGCCCGATGCAATCGCATCAAGTTTCTGTCCCTTGTCGATAGCGCCAAGTTGCTTTTGCAAAAATGCCTGCTGTTGCTGTTGCTGGGCAAGTTGATTCTTTTGCATAATTTGTTGCATCTTGGACTCTTCAACTTGCTGCTTTTTGAGGTCCGTTGCGGCTTGCTTGTCTTGGAGATCAGCAATAAGCTGCTCTCCTTGGAAGTAGTTTGCTGCGAAGTTTCCAAAATTGAATGCCATAAGGGGTCTCCAGTCTTCGATTATTCTGCGTTAAGCCAGCTATCGATTTGGGAGTCGATATTCTGAGATGACGACCCCGGCTGGTTGGAGAAAGTGTCCGAACTCGATATCCCAGTATCATAGTTGCTGTTCTGTTGGGATTGATTCCAGAGATTGCTGGCTGCGGAGCCTCCCGCATTGGCGAGTTGCTGGAATGCCGCCGATTGTGCAATGTTATTTTGTTGTTGGAGTTGACCTGCTACGCCCGGATTGCCGATATTCATGCCAGAAAGCTGGGCAAGTTGTTGAAATTGATTCGAATAGTTATTTGCAGCATTCACATCCAACGTATTGTAGAGTCCGGCAGAAGATTGCAGCATGCCAGATTGCTGAGTTGCTAGATTCGAGAGATTCGTTACATCTTGTTGATAGGTTTGACTTGCCAAACCTTGGCCGTATTGGGTGAGGCCAGCGGCAAGATTCCCCGAGCCGTTCATGCCTTGGGCGGCCCCGCTCCGAGCGAGTGCTTGGCTACCCTGCGTCAGTGCAAATTGATACCCCGGAGTGTTTTCCAAGGTTTGCTGTTGAAGGGCCGAATTGCCAGTAGTATTGACTAGCCCATTCAAGGTCCCCATCGTATTCCCAAGTCCCTGCCCCGCATAATACTGCTGGCCAGCGATGTCTGCTACAGCCCCAGAATATTGCGTAGCCCCGCCTTGGGTCGAACCTTGCGTGTTGACGAGGTTCGACAGCATCGGCTGATACTGCGGACGTTGACCTGCGAACGGGTCAGCCGCGTTCGCAGCAGTCTGCGCATTCTGGGATGAAGTTTCGCTGTTGGACTTCGAGGACAGATACCCCCCAACTGCCAGAACAGACGCACCTCCGATATATGCCCATACCATTATGAATTCCTTTCCAGACGCGCTGCGTCTTCTTCTGAGATAAGTTCTGGCAATGGGTCACGAAGTCCGAGAGCCGAATAGGATTCTGCAATCACTTTTGATTCGATAATATCTAGGTCAGTTTCATTCGTGGAATGCACGAGGGTCCAGATCGTATCTTCCAGCACACTGATTGCCCGTTGGCATCCCGCAGGGGCAATCCCTGAATAAGGTGCTTTGAGTTCCCGTAACCCTTCCTGCTCAGTGAATACTCGGACATGGCCTTGGGAGATGAATTCGAAATGCTCATGCCGGTGGATTCGGCCAATGACAGTTATACCTCTTGGGAGGAAAATACTTCGAATATATTGACCATTGCCAGCCGAGTTTGGCTTCACGAATTCGTGCTTGAGGGGGAATGCCATTGGCTGAAAGGTGCCTTGAATACTGGCATTTATCATTTCCCTTCCCAACCGGACAATAGCTTTCCGACGCTCATAGGGGTCTGAAATCTCGGACCATTTCTGGTCCTCGTTACTCGCTAGTAATAGGGACTCGAAATCCATCATTCCTGAATATCCCCCACAATAAACGAATCAATCCGCATTGGCTGATTGCCTGTATAGGTAAATCTCCAAGCCCTGCGTCGGAAACTCCCCAAGCGACGGATTTGCTTGCGAATATACCCCATCGCAAGCGCAACTGGAGTCGAAAAGGTATTATAGTCGTCGTCGGAATAGCTAACCATTAGATTATCTGAGACTGTATCCCCCAGCACGGTCAAGGCTGAGGCATATTTCCTCTTCATAGTCCCTGCATCCCTCGGGTCAGTCTGGATTTGCATCGTAATTGCGTGCGATCCGGCATCCTGATACACATTTTGCCCCAAATAGTAGACATGCCCATCAAGGAACCCCTGTACAAGAGTCAGATAAGTCGATTGATCCACTACACCATAGAATCCAGTGAAGATATTCCCAAATCCCCCAGTCGTTGCCGAACTCCATACCGTCCAATGCTGGAAGTCCATATCATACACAAGAGTGTAGCCAATGGTAGAATAGTTATTCGGGCCAGTAATCACATTCAACACATACAAGCTATGTCCAGCAACCTTGGCGGTGTAGGCCGAGAGGAAAGTTCCCGCCAATGTCCCTGAAAAGGGTACTGTTTGCAGAATCTTGTCAATAGCTGTGGTGCTGAGTTTTGTCATGGACAAGCCTTGGAATACAAACACCCCCCGGCCAACCCCATTCACCACACCAACAAAGATCGTGGCTTCATTCATATGCGCAATGCTGTAGGGATCGATACAGCCTGTCTGGAATGTCGCATTCGGAACTGGGGATAATGGACTTCCAGGAGGAGGGTTACCATTATCAAAGAAAAACTGAATCCCATTCTCGCAGAATGCCACGACATAGTTGAGGTGTCTGGATATTGTTGTCCCAACCCCCAGTGTTTGATCCCATTGAATGAGGTTGAGCGCGGTCCAAGTTGTCGGATCGTTCAGGTTGCTGCCGAAAATCCCCCCGGAAACCCCAGCGACGTACAGAGCTTGCGACATCACGTAATAGGTTCCATCGAGAACTACAATCCCCGGAACGATATAGAGTAGCGAAGTCGGTACTCCAGCACTTGTAATCTTCGTTACAGTGCCTGCACTGGGATTGACTTCCCAAATGCCAAATCCATTCTGCATCAGCCCATAGCCAATGAATACCCCGTTGGGGGTATTCAGAAAGGAATAGGTTTGCCCAAATGAAATAGGCGACGGAACAGCCACTGGAGTTACTGCCGCAGTTGGGAAGTATACGGTATCACCGAAGACAGCCACTGCTGTATTGACCGCAAATCCCATTCCTTGCGGGAGCGGATTCACTAGCGCAGGATCACGGGAGGAGTACACCAGTCCGGGCCTCTTAACCACAGACGAGCCGCCATCGTCGTCCCTCTCCACAACGCAATTCAGGAGATAGGAGTCCTTATTCAGAGTCCCATCCCGAGAGGAAATGGGCTGAATAAAGGGAATCGGGGGATTCGATACAACTGGAGAATCCGGCATTATCTATCCCTTTGCGAAGGTGTGAAATAGACGCTGGCTTGCTCTTGGCAAGCGGCAAAGAATTCGTCAGCATAGGTTTTGGCTCGTCCCGCGATCTCTTGCCGTAAATCAGGACGAACTTCATATTCCAGTGCAAGCTGATCTGCCAAGTTCCATTTCAGCATGAGATAGGCTTCTTGGGGAAAGTCTACGTTGTTTGTTGTGGTGCCAATGTCTTGGATTGAACGCTGTATTGTCAGGATAAGGTTCCATGTGGAGCTTTGACTTGGCACATCGTAGACAGTGATAATGCCAGCGCCCGGCACAGGAACCGTATTGCCGATTTGTGGATCATAAAACAATTGATTCGGCACGCCTTGGGCAGCTTTCTGCCCCAAGAGGTCATAGTCATATCGACTGAAAACTTGAATGCTCACATCATTCCCAGATGCGATCGTGCTGAGCCTAGCATCCAGAATCCGCAATGGCCGAGGACTGCCCAGAGAATAAGTAGCCTGCCCCGCAATCATTGGAACCGTTAAGGATTGCACTGCCCAGAGAGGCAAGCCTTTGATCGCCATAGCCTTGACGAGAATCTCAAATGCCTGTGCCGCGTTCGTCATGTCTTGTGAAGTCGGCCCTGCGTCTGCTGCTCCATACGTCTGCATGATGCGAAAAGCCGCATTGATAAAATCAACGCCTTCCAACGCAAACGAATAAGTATTGCTGGTAGTCACAGGGCTTCCTTCACATTAGCTTCGGGTAGCTTTAGCAGCGTACCCTTTTTTTACTTTGCCTTGCATCAGGCCAGACATTTGCTCCTTAGACTTCTGCAAGTTGGAACTTGTTCGGCCCCCTCTTGCTGGGAGAGATTTCTGAACAGGTTTTTTGGGCTTTTCCATTCCAGTTCCTTTCATCTTTGGTTAAGGTACAGTGACACCGCCAACTTTGATCAGTTCAAAGATGATAGTGTAGGTAAGTGGGCCACTTGTCCAGCCAGCCGTTGAAATGCCAATTTGCCCTGACGGAGACACGGCATTATTCGACAGACTCCCGTAGCCCTTGGATTCAATCTTGGACCTCCCGAAGAGTTCCGCACAAATCACCGGAGTTGCGGCATCCCAGAATACCCCCACTGACAAGCCATCCTGAATAACGTGAGTTATTTTCTGGATACTCAGCAGCGGAGATTTGATCTGTTGCGCATTGTCGATCCCGAATAAGGTAGCTGGGTTCGCAATGATTGTATAGGCGAGATTGCTAGTTGCCGCAATCCCATCCACCTTGATGACAGTGTTACGAGGACCGTCAAGAAGGATTTGCACGCCAAATGGATCAGCCATGAAGGATTCTCCAGATTAACGTTCGTTCGACGCGACAATGTAGTCCACGTTGAGGGTCTTTGCCGCAGCTGTCGAATTCTGAATACCGAAACTCGGAGACAGATTCACAGTCGTGAAGGCTGCCGGAGTGTACTGGGCAATACGGCCTTTGGCCACCGGATTCACAAGAGGGTTTGGTGCCAATTGCGTACCAGTTTGAGGTTGCCAATAGATTGCAAAATTTCCGTATTGGTCAATCTGGAATCCGATTTCGAAATACACTCCTGCGGCAAGATTTAACACGATTGGAGTTGAAATCGAGGTTGATACACTGCCAACTACTACTGCAAAATGTAGCGAAGTGGACCCAGCAGTCTTGTAGCAGTAAAAACCATCCGTCGGGGCTAGCGGGGTTGTGGTTTGATTCAGCATGCCGCAATAGAATGCTGGAAGAGTAGCATCCGCAAGCGATCCGGCAAACTTAAAGAACATTTGCTTGCCGGAATCAATAGTGAAGGTTGGCTGAACTTGCTGGACAAACACAGCATCCGTTGTGCCAGTTGTAGTGGTGAGTTGCAGAATCCCGCCATCACCAGCAATTAATGCGGCAGTTCCTGTGCCAGTCAGGGTGATAGTCCAATCCCCTGCCGCATAGGTAGAAAAGTCATTCGAGTAGATGTGTGAATAGGTGGGGTCTGGAACCCCGCTGCTGCCCATCGTCCCGAAGCGACTGGCATTGGTCAGGCCATTCGGATTAGACGAGGTTAGGCTTTGGAAAGCTTGAGAATTCATGATCGTAGACCCTTTTCAGTATTTGATTTCTAGTCCCCGGTACTAGCGAGTAATAGGGACTAGAAATTGACTCTAATCCAGCCAGCTTATGCTACATCTTATGCTGCGTTTTGACCGTACAGTCCGCGTGGATTTGCCCACAAGAACGTGTAACGTTCGTAAGCCGCAATCTTGTAGTTCCGGGTATCGAAGTCATTATCTTCCCAGAAGTCCAAAGCTTCACGTTCCTGCCAGATCAGACCGTCTTGGCAATTAGTTGTGACGAACCAAGGACCAGTGCCAGCCAAATACGGATTGCTTACGATACCGCCGGGAATCAGGCTCTCGGTTGCAATCGGATTGATGTCGTTGAAGTTATTCCCAACGGACTTCTGAGTCTTCACCACACGCTTCGCATTGAACAGATTGTTCGGATGCACAACCAGTTTGTCAGCCATTAACGGTTCGATAAAGCCTCGGTCGTCCTTGGCTTGCAGCATCAAGATCAGCATATCTTCCAGTGCCGCTTGCGAAAACTCACTCGGAACTGTGACTGTGTTTGCCCATGTGCCGCCAGAGAAGTTTGGATGTGCAGTGTTAAGCAGACTGACACCATCGCCACCAATATACGAAGAGTTGAATGCGCGATTGAAGACATTCGTCGCATTGATGTTCTTCGTTTCTTGGAACGATCTCCGCAAACGTTCAACACGATTCTTCACCAGCTTCACATAAAGATTATCTTTCAGTTCTTCATGTGTGGTGATAACTCCCAGAGCGTACGCGGCATTAGTTCCGCGAGTGATCCAACCTTGATTCATTGAATCATACTGGATTGGAGCACCTTCAGCCTTGAAGGGTGCGACCCCCAGAGTGACGTTCTGCACATATTCTTCGTAGTTCTTGGAAGACATTTCTTTGCGGAACATCAAAGGCCAGTATGGGGGAGCCGCTGCCGCAGCAGAATCCCACCACGATTTAACTCCTTCCCAAAGACCCTTGGGATAACTTGCTGTGCTAATAATTCCTGGCATTATTTTCTCCTAAGCGCAACTGCGCAATGTGGAATGACGATTGTAAGCGGTTGCGCTTAGACTCCAGCAGTATTACCCATGAGTTCGTGCTGGTTGAACATGACAAGCCATGTCGCGTAGGCTCCGAAGCCATTGTTAACCCGTTGAGACAGTCCCATCAAACGCAAAGACAAGCCCTGAGTTGTAGCAACACTCGACGTAAGCAATACTGTAGCCGAATACTGCCCCGGGGCTGTCGGATTCGTTACAGTAAAGCTTGCATTCTTGTTGACTGCTGTCGCTGTCAGCACATTCAAGCCATCATCTTGGAGTTCGAAGACTGCCTCAGGATTATCCTGCACCAAGACATAGTATGCTTTTGTCTTGGTTGCTGGGATATTCTGCACAGTCAGGTCAAGATTGGTGCCCTGAATGCTGGGATTGTTCGGAGGGGCGATGTAGCATCCAAGAATCACGCCACGCACGAGACCAGTGCCTGTGGTGTTCTTGGTCACGCCCATGATGCCATTACCATCTGATACTGCCGCACTCACAACAGCATCGCCGGGGTTGAATTGGTTCGTATCAGCAGCCGCGATGTAATACATATTCCCGCGCATGGAAATCGAACCTGCCGCAAAGCTACTAACATCCACGAAGCCCTTCGGGGCTTGCAAGTTTGCCATTTGAAATTCCTTTGGAAAAGGGAGCTGAGGCTCCCAGAGATAAGCCGACTAGGCAAACCCACAGCCTACTGCTAGCGGGTTATTCCTGACGGTTCCGGGTTTTGAGACTATTAGTATACCCATTCGGCACATATCGGGAATCTTCTTCCAAAGATCGGCGAATGGCACTATCCCATTTATTAGACTGCTCAGCCGTGGCGGCTTGGCGGTCTTCCCATGTCTCCTCGGTGCATTTCATCAAGTAGGCTCGAATTGATTGCCCACCTTCTGTAGTGTCAACATGCTTGCTTATTCTGTCGGCAGTGTCAAGCCCCGGAGCTACATTCGGCAAAGACCGCCCACGAGAGCTGCCAGCAACCTCTGCGGGGGTAACGAAGTCGAAGCCATCAGCATAATGCTGCTCAACACTTCCGTGAAGGTCGTTGATCCACATTGCCTTGTAGCCGGGAATGTTGAAATCAACTGCAAGCTTAAGCTTTGCCCCCCCAAGGTCCGCAGGACGAACGCGGGGGGCTTCTGGGCGGTCAGACGGCTTACGAGAAACTGGCTGACGGAGATCGGATTGAATATTATCGGACATAGGATGCTTTCAGGAATTTTACAGGAATAGTTACTGGAATCGGAATTACTTATTTCCAGCGATAGTTTTTCAGGAAGTCAGCTTTCTTGACCCAGCCGTTTTTGTCAAATTCTTCCATCAAAGCACGGTCAGCTTCTGGAAGATCAGCAGCAGTTCGACCGCCAGCACCCCCGCCAGAAGCTTGGGAACCGGATTCGACACTATTAGCACGAGTTTGGGACTGGAACTTGTGAGGAAATTCTGCCTTGATCAGGGAAGTAATCTTGTCCATGAATGGACGACCGTTTGTTGCATCTCCTGCAGCCCTCAGTTCCTCCGCCAACGCAATGGAATAGCTGCGCATTTTAGCATCCTTGAACCAAGCATTCTCTTCTGCCCATGCTTGGAACTCTGGAGTAACTTCATTCTGCTCGCGGGTAGGCTTCTGAGGAGCAGCTTCGACTTCCAAATCCTGCCTACTCTTTTTGAGGGCTTCCAGACGATCTTCCAGTCCAATGACAGCTTCGTCGTCACCCTCTCGGGTGGCTTGCGCCTTCTGGCGACGTAGTTCCTTGATCGCTTCGTCAAATTCAGCCTGCTTTGCTGCCAGTGTTTCCTTCATGTAACGCTGGAATTGCGCCTTGGTTTGCTCAAAGCCTTGGACTTCACTTCGCAGAGCCGTGACTTCTTTCTGCAAATTCGTGTTGAACTTGCGGCCACGCTCGACATACGTGGAAGCGTCAACCCATTTTTCTTCTGGACCCCGGAATTGTTCCTTGGGAACCCAACCAGTAGCTTTTGCTACGATTTCCGTAGCCTGATTCAGGGTTTGACCGTTTTCGGCTTCTCCACCTGGGATCAATTCGATAATTTCGTCAGCCATTCTCATTTCTCCTATTATTGGTCCTCGTTACTAATTAATAATGGGGACTAGTTATCCCCAGTTTCCTATTCTTCTACTACACAAATAACATCCAGATCCGACAAGAGACGATATTCCTTGTCATCCACTGGAGATTTCACCATAGAGCCACAATATTTGCCTACAAGAACCTTGTCCCCGACAGCGCAATAGTCTGTAGACTTATCCGTCCAAGCGTCATGTCCGATTTCAATGACTCTTGCGAAAACATTGGCAGCTTTTTCTTGATCCACCGTCTTGGAGGTGAGGACAATGCCGGAAGCTGTCGTTTTTTCGATTTCCTCGTTGATTACTAGGACACGATGCCCAGTCACGCGAAGCCCAGACACGTTACCAGCCTGCGCACCCTTGTCCGTTCTCCATCCAGCATTTCTCTTCAATACTTCCATAGCCCATTCTCCATTTCTTCAAGTGTGGTTATCAATTCTGAAATTGCTTCTGCCATTCCCAGAGATTTCTCTGAGTTCGGAAGATTGCCGTTTGCCCAATCTTCCTTGATTTGTTCGCGCTCTATTCGGAGAACTTTCTCCTTGAATGCCAGTGTGATGGGATTATTTGCCCATTCCTGCCATTCCCTGACCGTCACCCGTTCCTGCGCTTGGTATTGCCCCATTTATAGCCCCTTGGAGTTTGCTAGTGGATTTTGCCGTGTTTGCGGCAGCTTGATTCTGAATATCTGCTTGCTTCTCTTGATGACTCATGGCTCGATGATTCTGCAACAGTTTGATTGCCGCAATGATCCCATTTTGCTGCTCTCTGGCAATCCCTACGGAAGCATTGAGAGCGGCAATTTGCTGGCCTGTTGCTACGCCTTCGGATTCTGCTTGTGCAAGCTGGGCCTTGGCAAGAATCTCCTGCACAAGCGCCCCCATATGCTCCGCTTTGATTTGCAACTCTGCCACATCAAGCTGATATTGGCGATCAGCGTCTTTCGCATCCTGAGCCAGTTTCGCTTTCTCCAATTCAACTTTCGGATTTTGCGGAGGTGGCGGAGCATTCTCGCTTCCGGGAGTTGGCAAGAGTTCATCCAAGTCAGCAACCCCATTCGCTTCAAGGAATTGCTTTTCTGCTAGGTACTTGTTCATGAATGGGCTTTGATGGGAAACTTGATACACCAAACCAGCTTTCTGCTTGACTTGCTCTTCGCTTACACTGGCGGGATCGGCAGATGGGAACACTCGCAAGGGTCCGACATCATAATCGCCGGGAGCAAGAATTGCGGAATCCCCTACAGTAAGTTCCTCCCAATGCGGACTGCTTTTCAGAAAAAGCTGATTCAGCCGGAATCGAATAGCAAGTTCCCTCTTGAAACTCCGATACATCCGAGCATAGATTCCAGAGAAGACTTTCATCCCCTGCTCGATGGTATTGCGAGAGGTTTCTGCTGGGGTATTCTGCCCCGGAGAAACACCTGTCATGATGTCGGTTGCTCCGCTGATCTTTTCCCCATAGCCAATTAGGAGTTCCAGTAACTGGAACATAACCATTGAAGGTTCTTGGGTGGGCAAGGGGACAATGTTCTTGCGAAGATCGTCTCCGGTGGAGTCCACTGGCTTCCATTCCCCCGGATCGAATGGAGTTACCCCGCCCTTCATCTTCACGCCCCTGCCAAGAAACCCTCCCCCAGCAATACGCAAAGAGCCGGAATCAATCATTTGATTAAGGATGGTATTGACCGTGGCATTCACTGGGCCAAGAAGCTGCCCAAGCCCCAGATCATAAAATCCGCCATCGGGGCTTGGGATGAATGTCATCTTCGTAAAGGATTGCTGAGCATCAATGCGGACAATGTAATTCTTTCGGTCGTCCTGCAAGGCTTGTGCTTTTGCCAGATATTCCTGCTTGGTTGTTTCATCCCGCATGCTGAGAGCGGCATTCCGATAGGCCCGACAGGCAGCATCATTCACCCGATACACATCCCCATCGTCGAAAAATCGCGCAACGATCCGCAAGACTTGCCCTGAATCCTCCTTGACGACCACGATGTAGGGTTCCTTGTAACCATCGCCATCAAGGTCCAGCCAAGTATGTTGCTCCAGGATCCCATAAGGCATGATTGCCATGTCGCCGGAAGCATATGTGCCTTGAGACTCGTCCTTGGCCGCTGCCAATGTATCCGGCAAGGTCAATCCCGTGAGTTTGGAATCGACCTTCAGGAAAACTCCTGACCGGAACCTTTCCTGAAGTTCATTGTCAGTCATTGGCATCCAGTGGGTAATCCGCTGGGCCTTGTCGAAACTCGTCGTATAGTAGTCCACTACAAGATTCTGGGCTGGGACATACTCCCCGGGAAGTTGGCCTGTCACGAAATCCCAATAGGTTTTCTTGAATGCGCACCCCATGATCGCAGTGGCAAGCTTCACCTTCTCGTCATTGTCTACCCAGTCGGGGTCTTCCTCAACCATCTGGAAACTCATGTGTCGGGAAATGCGGGAGCCTTTGGCATATTTCGCCCCTCCCATATCAGCCCCCATCACATCGCACTTGACCAGATTCTGCCCCTTCGTCAGCAATGCCACGCGAGATAGGAATTGGAGTGCCGCAATTGTCACCAGCGGAAACTTCACATTGCTGGCATTCACCCACGGGAAATTTTTCTGCTCCACAACTTGCAACGCCAGCTTGATCGCCTTCGACATCCGCTCTTCCCATTCCTTGCGACTGGACTTGTCTTGACGATATCCTGTAACAACCTGCAATCCGATTGCATCAAGAGTTTCTTGCTCCAGCATCGGAGCGATGTTGTTGGAGTCTCGGAGTTTCGAGAATTGAATTTTTGGCGACTTCCAACTTTGCAAGTTGCTGTCAGTTTGAGTTTGGTAGTCTTGCCCTGTGCTATCCATCGGCATAATCAGTATCCAGTTATATCAGAACGGCCATCCGATTCGTCGGCATGGCGATTAGGGCCAAATCCTCTGGAGTAGGCTTCATCCTCGTCCAGAAAATCCTCTTCCCCCATCAGGGGTATTTCATTAACGCCAATGACAAGGGTAGCTGTCGAGTCGAATTGATCATCCAAAATAGCTGCGCTGATCCCAGTGAACCGAAGAAGTTCGAACTCGTATGGTCCGTACCAATCAGCTTCTTTATCAAACCGGACATTACGCGCCCTTGTCCTTTTTTGCAAGGCTCTGCCCCGAGTGGCTTTGTCTTTGATCGACTGAATCGGAAAGAAGTTCATGAAAACCCCCCGAAGATTCATCTCACGCCGGATCATGGGCCAGACACTCTTCCAGATAACTCCGTCTTCGACGAAGAAGATTTCCGGCTCGTGAGCTGCCTCAATGTCAAAGAGAACTTCCATCCACTCGTCAGTGTCCCAACGTCCGACTTTGTTATCTACAATCAGCAAACGATTGTCAGCATCTGGACCGCCAACTGTGAAACTTGTACGATTGGCTTTATCTTTCTTGGAAACAGCAAAGTCACACCCAACAAATTTCTTGATCTTCTTCTCTTTGTCATCAGCCGTCATTCGGATGAAGTCATCTCTTCGAAGATATGCATCGGCATTATCGAAGGGGTCATTTAGGTATTCTTGGGAATATCCGGCAGCATCATATTGCTCCAGAAAGCTTTGTCGAATGGCTCTGAAATGCGCTTCATCAAACATCTCAGGCCAGAGGATATTTGAGAAATCGTCAAAGGCTTCGTGAGCCTTGTAAAATAGGCTTTGCCAAGTGGAATCCTTCAGAAACCTTGACAGCAGACTATCCTCATGAAGGACTGTGCCATGTACGCGAATCTTCCCTCCTTTTCGCAGCATTGGCTTCAAAGCACGTGCAACCCATTTGCGGAACTTCTCCCTACGATCAGCAGATTCAACTTGCTCGTCGTCCTCAAGATCGTCCCCTACAATAAGTCCCGGACGTCTCCCGCGCCACTTCCGGCCCCGCATCTTCTGCCCACTGCCACGAGCAATAATGCGAAAGAGATGTCCGTCTGCTAGTTCCACGATGAGGTCAGTCTTAGCATCTACCAGTAACTTCTTGATCTGGAAGTCCCTAATGAGGTCTTCATTTTCTCGAAGTTGCAGGCTGAGTTCCCCAAGAGCCTCGACTGCCATTTCCTCATTCGTGCCAACCATGACGATGTAATCTTGGTCCCGAAAGAGTGCGGTCGCCAGTATGAATGCCGTTGTGAAGGCTGCACTCTTGGCATGCCCTCGTGGTGCCACGATCATCGCTTGCAGAACATTGGAGCAATACAATCTCCATCCTTCCCGATGGAACTCTGGAGTAGGGCTGGCATTGTCGTAGCTACTTGCAAGATAGTCGTAGGCAAACCCTTCGATGAGTTCGGCGGTCAAAGGGATGCGTTCGACGGTCTCAGCCACGGCTAGACTCCTGAATTCGACTTTCAACATCAATTACGGTTGACTGGAGAGTTTCTGAAGGGGAATTCGACAATGCAGCCCGCTCCTGTGTACGCTGGATGAGAATTGCCGCGAGGTCAGTGATTGGCTTCGTGACTGGAGCTGCCACTTCCTCAACTTTCGGCTGACCAAGCCCAAGAGCCTTCACGCCAGTTTCCAAGGCTTTCAGCACTGTGAAGTCATCAATCTTCCCTTCGTCCATCTTCTTGTGCAGAGTTTCCATACTGTGCAGGGTGAGCGCCCGAAAGCGTTCTTCCATCGTGCTGACAATTCTTGGGTCTGCGATCTCATGCCTGCGAGGGTCAAGTGCCGCTTGAAAGCTGTCGCTTGCCAGCGTGCTGAAGTACCAACTTGCGGGACGACCAAACTTCGCAGCGAGTTGTCGATTATCCCAGTCTGGATGATCGATGATGGTTTGCACAAGGATTGCCGGAGAATAGTGCAGGATTTCCCCCACATCCCGCTTGGCCTCTTCCTCAGCTTCCCGAGCAGCTTCCGCTTTCTTATAGCGTTCAAGTTCCCGAAGCTGTTCCGCAAGAACCATGCTGCCATGCGTGCCCATGGGGATTACTCCTTACCTTGCTGGATACGATGCACAAGCCCCAAGGATTTGAGGGCAATCGATGCCGAATCTGTTTCGTCCAGAGTCCGCTGCAATGTTGATACACTGGATTCTGTCAGCAAGTGCAATCTCTTGTTGAGTTCTTTCTGGACAGTCGGCAAGACGGCTTTGTCCCGGCGAGCGGCATAAGCTGCCGAGAATGCATCACTCTTCATGATGCGACCCATCCACTGCTCGGAGTATCCCAAGGTTTCAGCAATCTCCTTGATCTTGATCCGAGGATTCAGCAGCAAAAGGTCAATCGCTTGTTCGTGGACTGGCTTAAGCTTCAGGACTGCCTTGCCTTCATCGTAGCCGATAGCTTCGCTCATGGCGACACCAATACAAGCGAAGGGCGCTGGTCTTCCAAGTGCTGCATGAGTTCGCGCAATCGGGCTTTGAGGATTTCAGCATCCCCATGCGCCTTAACAATCGGCGTGTCTTCCCCTTCCCGAAACATGCGCAAGGCTTGCGGGGTTTCCCCTTTCCGGTGGATATCCAATTGCAGGGTAATGAATTCGGTTGCGGGGGATTCTGCGGGTAGCTGGTTGGCCAATGTAGCCTCCTTTTGCATGGGTGAATGAATTTCTGAGGATTGGATGATTACCGCTGCTGGTTTAGGGAGTCAAGTCTGCCGGGGAAGGCTGGATAGGAATATAGGAATAACTAGTCCTTATTACTAAAAAATAATGGGGACTAGTTATTTCCTCTCGTGTGTCAGTAGAATGTTGCTTCTAGGAAACAAACCTGTACGCCGCGCAAAAAAAAATAAAAATTCTAGAAATGAGAAAAACTGGAAGTAGAAAAAAGATAGATGAGGTGGCCAGTGAAAGGTTGCTTGGAGGAAATAGGGATGGGGAAAGGGAAAGGGGGGAGAAAGGGTGCACTACACATTTTTCCACTGCCCATCAATTTCCCCCTCCCCCCATAGCCCCACGCTATCCTCCTCCCCCAGCCCATAGTCTTCGCCTATCAAATTGGACAGAGAACTATCGAATCGTCGCAGAGGATAGGGAAGGGCTATCAAATTGGAGGGAATCCGGGAGGATCGTAGCAGGCATGGGGGGATTGGATGCTGGGCGAGAGACTTACTATATAGTTGAGTGGGGATTGGGGTGAAGGGGTAAGGGGATAAGGGGGATGCGATGCACACAGGGCCCACACACACTCTACCCGCTACGCGCATAGGCCCTAGACACCTTCCTCTCTTCCTCTCTCCCCCTCCCCCCTCCCTCTTCGCCCCCCACTCCTCTAGCCACACTCTCCCCTATTCCCGGGCCTAGCAATTCCGGGAGGCAGTAGGGTTTGTTTCTCCAAGGAAACACTTTGCATCTTACAATTACCGGGCCTCGTTACTAGCTAGTAATCGGGACTAGTAATCCACTCTTCGACATTCCAGCCAACTATTTTCAATTCTTTTGCAAATAGTTCTTGCAAAGTTCATTTCTAGTCCCTATAATTCACTCATCGGCTCAACAAACACCAAACACCAAACAAACAATGAACCCCTCGACAATCCGAAGCAATCCAATCTTTATCTCTGCCGTAGCGGCTTCCCACAAAGAATGCACAGAGCGCACGACAAAGTATCTTGCAAAGCTTAGCTTGCAACAAGTTTCGGAACTTGTGAATAATCCGAAGATTCAACTTCAGATGTACAAACTAGCAGGACTTTGATAGCAATTCTAACAGGAGAATAAAATGAACACAATTTCAAGTGAGGTCGATGCGATGTACTTGGAAGGCATCCGGGAAGGGCGCGAAAGACTGCGCAAGTACGGATGCGATGCCGCTGAAGAACTTGCATCCTTGAACCGTACAATCAAAGGGTTTTCCGCATCTTCTCCAGTCGGTCAAATGCTGCGCGGTGAGAGGGATTTTTGGAAACACCAGATTTTCATTGCAAAATCAAAATAATCGGCAAGCGCAGCTAGGGCGCTTCCCTGAACAGGAGATTATAGTATGAAAATCAGTAACGAATTTATCAGGGGTTACATTGAAAGCGCGTTTGCATTCACATGGTTACCGTCTGAGGAAAGTTATCTCGAAGATGTAGCGGTTGTTCAAGACCTCTCCAAGGAAACTTGCGATCAGATGCTGAAAGACTGCCTAGAATTTCGGACGAACCATGATGCGATTCTGACTGAAGCCTATAGAACGATCCCCGGGTATAGTGAAGAGGGGGCAGGGGCTGACTTTTGGGTGATCCGCAATGGGCTTGCAGACGGATTTGACGAAGAACCCAGCCTACGATCCAGCCTAAGCTCTTTGGAAGATGCTGCAAGCGCTTACGGGGAGTTTGTCCTTTATCTGGGGGATGACGGAAAAATCTACCATATCTGACTAATCCCGATAACTAGTCCTCATTACCAGAAAATAATAAGGACTAGAAACTAAACCCGCGACTAACCTTTAGGAGAAGTAAATCATGACAAACGCTTTCGACGCAAAACGCATTCCTGACATCTCCACAGCCATCTTTCCGGAATCCCGGACTCTGCACATCGTTTGCAGAAACGGCGACAAGCTGATCCTCGAATTAGACAAACTCCCAGCCGACATTCTAGACTATGCGGCTCTCGTAGGGCTCAAAGAGAAGCTTCTCGATGCTTCAGCATTGGCACGATCTACTGTCACGGGCCGAAGCGCCTCTCTTGACGAAAAATTCTCAGCCATGAAAGCGGTTTTCGACCGATTGACAGGACCATTACCGACTTGGAATGCCAAGAAAGCCGCCCCTGCTTCCCCGGATTCAATTTTCCTTAGGGCTGTATGCGAATATCGGCAAGTGGACTCCGAGAAAGCAAAGGCATTTCTCGCCACGCTGACGAAGGCCCAAATAGCGTCAATCAAGCTTCACCCTGACATTCGCCGGATCATGGACCGAATGGCTAGCGAGGCCCTTGCAGATGAATCGTCGGATGACGTGAACGACTTACTTGATTCACTCTCCTAACCGTCAGGAGAATCGAATGAAATTCCGTCAATCATCACACATTCGCAAAGCCCGGAACATTTCTCGAACTCTTGGAACGTATCGAGCCGCAAGGTATCTCCGAGCGCGTGGTTGGAGTCTGGAAGGCGCTTTGCATATACTCGTTCCAAGGGCAGCTGACAGAATGGCCCCGCTTGGAGAGAATAGCGGCTCGTAGCGGCTTTCGGAGTCCTTCCCGCTAGTCGGGTAGCGGGTAGCCAATTTGCGCGTCATGGCTACCCCATTCCGGCCCTTGGCCGGGCATCCTAGGGCCTCTCGAAACCATTTCGCAATAAAACTATGGGAAACGATGGGGAATTCCCCCTCAGAAAACCCTCAAAAGGAACTGCCAGCATGAAAACTACAACACTCGACGACAAACCAGCAAAAATCCTGCCAATCTGTGCTAAATGCTCCAAGACGATAAAAACAGCGAAAATACTGCACTGTAACATTGCAATGCCTGTGACATATTTTCATCCGGGCTGCTACAAAAAGATGCAGGAATTGCACGGCAAAGGGAGATACCCTGTGACAATCTAAGCATGAAAGAGGTTACTGATACATCGTTGCCCACAAATTATCAAAAGGAACTGACATCATGAAATCAAGTGAAATTCTGCAAGCTGCGAAAGCACGGATCAATACCCCAGAAAAGTGGGCGAAAGGAGCCCTTGCTCGAACCAAGAATTCTCACGTAGTACCCACAACTTCACGAAGTGCTGCTTGTTTTTGCTCATATGGAGCGATAATGGTCGAATGCGGTGAAACTGATCCTGAACCAGCCTTGGCGTGGTTGTGGGTTGCAGTCTCTAAAAGATGGTCGTCTGCCCCCAATGTCACCCGATGGTCGTCTGCCACCAATATCCCCCGATGGAACGACAGTCCAGACACCACTCACGCCGATGTCATGCACGTATTCAGTGACGCGATAGACCTCGCGCAAGAAGCTGGAGATTGACCATTATGAACCCTACCAAGGATACTGGAATGCCGGAAATAAAGAAAACCCTCCCCAAGCGTATCGACGCGTTCTGCTTTCAGGCGCCTGAGCTTTCGGAAAAGTGGGGAAGACTCTACCGAAGATCCATTCTGTTCTATATGGAAATTCTGTTGAATGACCCCACTGAGGAGGAATTTCAAGCCGCGAAAAGCCTGTTCGAGCAAGCTTTAGCGTGGCCGGGCCATTCTGACGGCATCGAATAATCATAACTAGTCCCCATTACTAGAAAATAATGGGGACTAGAAACCCTCTCCCACCCACTTCAGCAAGGAAAATTCCCATGAAATTCCTTTCGATTCTCCCAATCTTCCCCCTACTCGCGTGCTTGCATGCGTCTGCTTCCGATAATCTTCCGTCGGACCCATCCCCATCCCCATCCCCATCCCCCATTCCTGTCTATACGCGAGCGGAAGAAGCCATTTTCGCAAGCGAACTCCTCATCGACTGGGCGCAATCAACCGAAATCCGTGGGTATTGTGCGGGGAGAGTGGGCTGCACAATGCATGAAACAAACCCCCTTTTGCCGGATCATCCCTCGCGCTCGACGCTGGCGGGATATTTCATCCTCTCGGAGATGCTGCATGCGGAAGTGTGTCTGGGTGAATGGGGCGAAGCCGGAAGGGGGGTGTCGGCCTACGTCCGGGGGGTGTGTCATGCAAGCCTCATTCTCGAAGCTGCCCCCATCACCCACAATCAACGCATCGGCCTACGCGTGAGATTCTAGCCCTCACTCGCCAGCGACCGAAAAAACCTCTTGCAATCGAACGAAGTTTCGGTTTACAATGGGGGTGGCGGAGGGGACGAGGAGGATATAGTAGGTGTTGGTTTTTCCTACTTGAGCGGAGCGAAAGTCAAATACAGGGGTAGAATAGGGGATTCGAGTCGCGCCAGCATCCCCTCCCCGCAAGAATGCGAGAATCCCCACTGACGCTATCCCCTAATAACTAGTCCTCATTACTCGCTAGTAATCGGGCCTAGTTATCCTCCCCACCCCTTCCCAGTCTTCCCGTTCACCCTCTTGCCAGCTTTCCGAGAATCGTTGATACTAGAATTTCTTAGACGAACTCGTCGAGACACAATCCAAACATCCATGAGAGGTTTTATCAAATGACAGTCCATCAAGTTGCCAGTGGTACAATGCATGCCCATTCCGCACCAATTTCACATTCGCATGACGAATTCGATGACGGTTCTCCCGCACCAATTTCCGCTGCCGCGGCCAAGGCCGGAGTAGCTAAAGCTTCTGCGGCCCAATTCGATGTGACCATGCCAGATGGCCGCAAGGTCACATTCAGCGAACGCACCCGCATGCGCAAGACCATCATGATAGGCGAACACAATGCCGTCAGCGTGCGTATGGACTTCGCGAACGGGGAAACTCGTACAATCAGCCTCCCTCATGATTTGCTGGTTAAAGCCGCTGGCCACGGTCTAAGCACAAAAATGTCAGACGAAGTCGCCGGATTGAAAGACATCGACGATATCGTCATGGAAATCGAGTCTCTGAAAGCTCGAATTGAGGCCAAGAATCAGTGGAATTCCGAATCTCGTGCAGGCGAATCGTCGGCTGGTGCAAGCAACTTGGCGAAAGCAGTTGCCGAAGTCAAAAACTTGCCACTCGCAAAAGTCCGTGATTGGCTTGCCCAGCAAGATCGTGCATCCAAGCTGGCGATGCGCAAACATGCCCCAATCAGCGTAGTTCTGGCTCGATTGGAAGCTGAAGAGTTGGAGCGTAAACGTTCGCGTGGCCTCACAGCCCATTCCCCAATCGACGCAGGTATCTTGCTGGATGGCCTAACCTCCTGAGATACGCCATCCTCCCGGACCTTTCTTATCTGAGCAATAAGTCGCAACCGGGAAGATGGTAGAAGGCTCCAGACCGTAAGGGCAGCTGGCGAGGGGGTGCAAAGCCCCCAAGACTATTCGCACTCTTCCCATATTCCTACTATCCCCAAGGAACCCTACCCCATGTGTACAGCAGCCGAACTCATTGCCAAACTCCAAACCCTGTCCCCCGACACTATCATCATGTGCCCCCTCCCTGTGATAGATTTCTGGGACGATGCTCCAGTAAGACTGATCTCCTGCCATGTCGCTACGCCTGACCAGTTTGAGGGTTCGGAACTTGAAGACAAGACTGTACTTTTCCTGTCTGCGGAGTGAGCCAAAAACTAACCTAATCAACAAAGGAAAGCCAAATGAAACCCTACACACTGGTAACAAAACTCGGAGACACGATTATCGACATTGCGCAGCAATTCAGCCGTCAAGATAGACCTCAACTTGGGCATCCTTGGATTTACGAGTACGCGCATGTTAGATTTCTGCAAGCAGACTATCTCGAAGATGGGGCACATGTCCCAGCAAAAAATATCTCAATATATATCCCAAACGCAGAAGCAGCCCAGCATCTTTCGTCATATTTCGGGGAATTAGCACGAGCCTTACAAAATAAAGGGGTTGAGGATTCAGAGGGGGGAACTCATGTTTGACCGGAATTTCAATCGACTGACCCCAGCGGAAGTAGAGCGTTTGGCTCTTTTGGTGGAAGAGGTTGGAGCAGTTCATCATGCAATTGGGAAGATTTTGAGGCATGGCTACGACAGCCAGTCTCCATTAGGGGGTCCAACAAATCGGGAGTCTCTAGAGAAAGAATTAGGCAGTGTCTACCATGCTATGATGCGTATGTGGAGTGCTGGGGACATTGACGAGGATG